GCAGTTATCTTGGCTCGTTTGTTTCCTGTAGCCAGTGCTTTAGCTGTGTTCATTACACCATTCAAATATAACGAAGAACCAATATCACCTAGCTGAATCAACGCAGAGTCAAACTGACCTAGTAACGCGGCATATTGTAAGTCTCTAACACTAGCCATAGTCTTACCCATAGCCTTGTCAGCGGCTTCAAACCTAGCCTTAAGTAAAAGTCTTAGGTCATCCTGCTGTGCGTTAGTCAAGTCCTTACCACGTTTCTTCATGTCCAGAACGTGCTTACCTATGGTGTTGTTAATAGACTCGTCTAGTTCAATCTTACCTGCTTTGTTGTACGCAACGGACTTACCGAAGAACTCATGTTTAGCTATCTCCCGTTCAGCCTTGTTAATGTATAACTGTAAAGCCGTAGGTGTGTCGTGGTAATACTTCTGTAAGTGCTGAGGTATAGTACGGATTGTACGCGCAGACTCTAAGCGTTTCTTGCCTGAGGGAGGTGTTTTACGTGTAATAGCTTGAGTGATAATGTCTGCCGCTATTTCATCATCTAACTCAGACCAGTGACCTAAGCCTCTCTTGGTGGCTTCCCTCTGAAGAGCCTCATCTATAACAGAGTTAGTTTTCTTTCCAACAGCTTGACGCAAACCATCTAAGTCCTTAACGTAACGAGGCATATAGTTAGTTAAATAAGCCATTTTAATACCTGCTTTGTTGGCTCTGGTATGAATGTTATCTAACAGTTTATTTATGTTTCTCATTTCGTCTGCTAAGTTAAGTTCTTTTCCAGACTTAGTTTTAAACTTTAAGTCACCAAAGTATTTCTTAGCTATGTTACTTGCCTTAAGAGTCTGACCATTGTTCAATGCAAGTTCCATCTCATAGTACTTACTCTTCAAAGCTGAGTCTTTCGTCTTAAACGCTTTACCCATTAGGTTGTTAAAACCTTCAGCCTCCTTCATGCTATTAGCTAACGCAATACTTGTTTTCATATCATGGTTACGCACAGCACCCGCTAGTCTTTGGTCTAAGTTACGGATTGCTTGAGATACTGGCGCACCTATGTAATCCCAAGCCTTTCCTATTTTAGTTGTAGAAGCCGTTGGGTTGTCTAGGTTAGCCATAATCTTAGCGGCATTCTCTTTACTTAAGTACGAAGGTCTTTTATCTTTGTCAGCATACTTAAGAACATCTATTTTATTCTTAGCGTTAAGGCTTAAGTCTTTCTCTGCTAAAGCAACAGCTTGTTTGTTCGTCACGCCCTTACCGTTAGCTTGCTTAGTGTTAAACAGATGATAGGCTGTACGTTCCTGTAATTTATCTGCTATTTTATTTGCCGTAGCGGTAGAACCTTTAGTTGCTCTGGTGTTGTTAACCCTATTTAAAACCTTCTTACCGCCCTTCTCTAAACCTTTAAGAGGTGTGCGTACAGCAGTCTTATAAGCTAAACCTGCTGTTTGTAAAGGAGCGAAAGCGGCAGTAAATAAACCACCATAAAGGGCTGACTCAGCTAATCTTTCTACGTCAATTTCGTCCTGAATCATCTGTCTACTACCTTCAGTGGCTAAACCGTAACCAGTACCTGCCAAAAGTAAAGGCACAGTACCACCGCCACTGGCTATAATCGTAGGTATTAACAGAGGGTCAGCTACCTCAGACAATATAGTAGCTGTAGCCTTCATTGTTTCGTCTTCACCTGCTATATCTAAGACATCAGCAGTTACTTCATAGGCTTCTCTAGCCGCTAATTCTTTATTCTGTAAAAGAATATCCTCTCTGAGTTCTGGCTTCATGTCTAAGAACTCTTGACCAGTAATACCTTGATTACGTAAGGCATTATCATAGTAAGTCTCAGCGGACACTTGCTCTAAACGCCCTGTTTCAGGATTTCTCATCATCTTGTAGCGAGCAGGACTATAAGCCTCTGCTGTTAATAATAAACGACCTGCTGAACTGCCGACTCTTCGTTTAAACTGATAACCTAACTCTTCAGCGCGTGTGGTTTCCCCTACACCCTCAACAGTTTTCTTTTCACCGAACTCAGTAAATCCCATGTATCTTAAAAAGTCAGTAGTGTTCTGAACCATCTGCCGTGTTAAAGCACCACCACCTGCCGCCATAGGATTAACGGACACAGCAGGGGCTTCAAGTCTTTCTTGTTCCTTTTGTTTTACTTCTTCAGGAACTACGTCTTTATACAATTCAACACCTTCGGGTGGCTTACTAGCTTCTGCTCTGGCTAAACGTAGAGCGTCAGCAAATACACGAGCATCCTCAGTGTTGCCTAAAGAATCGGCTTTAACAAACGCTGACTCTAGTTCTGCGATAGTAGCTTGTGACATCGAAAGTACCTTTATTTTGGTGGTTTGGAACTATATAGAGGGTTGTTAAGTAATTTATTTGCCGTATCCCTTATATCTTGTAATTCTTGCTCTTCTCTTTCTTCTGAAGATTTTAGCTTAGACTCACCAGACTCAAATAAACCTGTTTTAGTTAGATTATCGGTGTACATTTTTTTAATAGCCATTGTTTGAGCAACAGATAAATCAAAACCTAAATCTACTAGTTTGTTTACCGCTTCAGCAACTTCAGTGGCTACTTGATTCTTTTTATTGGGACTCATTTTTTTCCAAGCATCGTTCCAATTAGTACCTAGAAAACCAAAAACTTCTCCTCCTTTAGCCTCTTCACCCGCTGTAGACAAAAGTATCTTCATTGTTTTGATGTCAGTCGCTGAAGGTTTTTCTCCTGCAATTGGTTTAACTTCGGGTTGCTTCCTACCTAAAACTTCAAGAGCCTTAGGTAAAGCACCTTTCACTTCGTCAACAACACCTTGCGCTAAAGCAGAATACTCTGGAGGTAAGGCTTCTGCAACTCTTGCTATTTGTTTCTTTCTTTTAGCCTCATCTGCTTTCTGCTTTTCAGCCGCCTGAGCCACTGCTATTTCTTGAGGAGTCCTTCTGTCTCCACCAAACATACCACGTAAAGCACTACCCATGCGTTGCTGTGCGCCTGATACAATCTGCGCTCGCATTTGCTGTGGAGTAAGTTTTGCCATAGGGTCAATACCACCGCTAGGGATGCCTGTTAATAATCCTGCAATATCTCTTTTAGCCATTAGTATTAATCCTCATCATCTCTAAAGTAATCAATCAAACTTGTAACTAAATCAACACCCCAACCTGTACCACCTTCGCCATCAGTCAACATACCGCTAGTTATACCACCTACAGCTTGTTGCGTCATTCCTAAATCATAAGCCGATGCTTCTTGTAGACCCTTCATTAATGCCTCAATACCTGCCGCACCCGCTTGACCGTAAAGTTCAGCACCTGTTCGTCTACCAATGTCAGATAATTTAGCACCCTCAAGTCCATAACCTAAAGCACCTAACATCTGTTCTTGTGGCATATAACCTAGACCCATTAGTCCCGTTGCCGCGGCTAGTTGTTGCTGTTGTGGTACATATCCTGCCCCTTGTAATCCAAGTGCTTCAGCTAACTCACGTTGACGCATTCCAGAGGCTTGTCCTAGCAAACCAAGACCTTGACCGTAGGCTTGTTGTTGCTCCTGCATAGCTTGTGTCCTAGCCCCTAAACTTGCTCTAGCCATAGCTTCCTGTCTTGCAGTCTCTTGTGCTAGTAACTCTGGAGAAGAACCACCGTATGCTGATGAACTTAACCCCATACGTCCTTGAGACAACATACGCTCCTCTAAGGCTAAACGCTGACGTTCTTCCTCAGGGCGTTGTACGGCTCTCATTTGCTCATACAGGTCAGCCTGTGCTGAACGAGGGTCTGCCATAGCACGACCTAGTGCTGTATCAGCTTGTGATAACAATGCACGTTGTCTTGGGTCTTTACCTATGTTAGCAAAGCCTTGTCTAGCCTGAGCAAGTAACTCACGTTGCATTGGGTCTTGACCTACACCAGACATAAACGTCTGTGCTTGACTCAAACCTATGTTCTGTATTGCTTGTTGCTCGGGAGACAGGTTTAAAGTGTAACCACCCTGCGCTCCTACATCAGCAGTCCCTAGTCCCGTAGTAACAGTAAAAGGTTTAAACTCAGCCATGCTCGCTACATCTGAAGCAAGTAAAGTACTTTCGTCAAAGGCTCGTTGACCTAAGTCTGCGGCTGTTTGCGCCCCTTCTTTCCCTATATAGTAATTACCATATAAGTCAAGAGCATCTTGCCCAAACTGTAAAAGTTTGTTTCTTTCTTCACTCATTATTCGCTCTCCAGTTAAATCGCTGAAATGATGAATGCTAATAGTTCAGAATAACGTACACCCATACGACTACGCTCTTCACCAGTTTCTTCATCTGTCCAAGTTGAATTAATAAACATTGCATAATCACCTGCGTCTAAACCTTCAGCAGTGAAAGCATCTTGTAAGTCTTGCGCTATGATACCGAAGTGTATTCTAGCCTCATCACCTTTTTCTTCTACAGCACTATTCCATTTAAACGCCCGCAACAATCCTTTACAGGCTGTAGCTACTCTTTGTTCTGCATCTAGTAACTCTCTAATGCTCTGTTTCTCGTTACGGTCAGACGTTTGAATAACATTGTTAGTAGCATATATATCATTCCAACGAACCGTAGATGAGCCTAAATTTCGACCGTTATCCGCAAAAGCACCTGAACCGTTAGACGGGTAAATACCGTTACTATAAAAACCAATACCAGTTGACTGGCTTGCAACGTACGTATACGTAGCACCGCTGTTGTAGGAAGTACCAATAGACCCTACAGTTGTGCCGTCTTTGTAAAAAGTAAGAAGTGAACCATCATTTGTTAATCTATTGAAAGCGGCAACATTTGCACCATCTCTGGTAAAAGTAGCTACTGAAGCATTACTTGTGGGTGAACCTCTCAAGGACACACCTTCTACTTCGAAAGCATCAGAAGTCTTACCCACCAATAGGTTGCCTGATTCGTCAATACGCATACGTTCAGCGCTATTGGTTTCATCATAAACTGAAAATGCACCGTTGCCACCGATTAAGGTAAAGTCTGGATTACTATCCGTATCTACAAACTCAATCTTTGGGTAAGTACCTTGTACTCTTATATTGCCGTTTACATCTAGTTTTTGAGCAGGGCTATCAGTACCTATGCCTACGTTTCCTGTTGCGGTAATACGCATACGTTCATTATGCGTAACGCCAGTATTTCCTGCTCTACGTATTTCTTCAAATGCAAGATATTCATCAGTTGCGGTAGCAGATGCGGTTTTGTAACTCTTGATACTAAAGCCCGTGGCAAATCCATCATTACCGTGACCGTTTAAAAAATTAAGCCTAGCTGTTTCTACACCTGCACTCGCATACATACCTGAACCAATGTTTACGTTCATTGCAGATGATGAGCCAGTTGTTGTTGGGGCAAATGTTGCTATTGAATCTCCTGCTGGCTCACTGTAAACAAAATCAGTCATGTTGCCGCCAACATGGAACTTACTATAAAAGCTAGTAGTACCTATACCTACCTTAGCCGCAGACACGTCAACGAACAGTGTGTTAGTATTAACAGCTACGTCATCACTAAAGTTTACCACACCAGTAAACGTGTCACCCGCTGTGTCAGCCTTAGTATTTACCGCTGTTTGTATGTTTGTAAATTCAGTTGTGAACTCTTCGCCTTTAATTACCTTAGCCGCGTTGCCTGAAGGGAGGTCATCTTTTGCTCCGAAGTTCGTTGTTATAGTATAATCAGTCATTTAAATTAATCTCCCTAGAAGAGCGTGTACATCTATTTGTTGTATTGAATAAGGTGCGCCATTAATATTAGATTCGATACCTATGGTTACTACAGTACCACTACCACTTGTGTTAATTGAAGGACGTTGTATATCCGTACCTGTTGTAAATTGACCTATGCTAAACTCAGCTACGTTAAACTCAGATATAGGCGTGTTAGATAATTCAGTACTAAAGGCTTTCTTAGTAAACCCACCTTCGTAGTCATAACCCCAAGCTAGTGTAGTTTCAGAAGCTACGTTACCGATAACTGTAATGTTAAACTTCTTAAGGAACTTAAGGTTAGTGGAGTTACCAAAGTTTAATGGGTTACTATAGTAAATCATTTGATATGAAGAGCCGTTGTCCTGATAACCCTCATACTTAAACACACCATCTTCTCTACCAAAGTAAATACTACCGTCCTGTAGTAACGCTAGGCTACGTGGGTTTACACCTGCCCATGTAGTTACTCTGTTAGCACCATCAGGTAAAGAACCTCTCATATCAAAACAATATACAGTCTGACTGTCCTGTAAAGACAATAAGTAAAATGCTTCATCTGCACTGTATATAGACTTAATAGGGTTAGCTTGTTGTCTAACTAACGTAGTTAACTCAGTACGTACATTGTTGCTAATGTCACGCATAGGCATTGACTTTTCTTGTATAGTCCTACCAAAGCTACGTACACCGTCTTCAGACAAAAATATAATGTCAGTACCTGTGTGTTGTACGGAGTCTCTAGCGATGCAACCTACGCCTTCTACAGTGTCATGTAGTACCATATTAGCAGGACTAGTAGCACCAGAGTAAACAATAATACAACGCTTACAGAATATAATTAAGAATCCATTGTGTGCTGACAACGCTACAATTTCATCGTGACCATTAGGAAATACTTTGGTCAAGTCTAAAGAACCTGATGTACCGCCCGTCCAATGATGTCCTTGTAGTAAGTCAGTCCAATATACAGTGTGCTTATTACCATTCACGTCAGCCGCCCATAATCTACCGTATGCGGCTAAAACTTCATTAGCTTGAGGAGCAGTACCTGTTGCATGAGAATGGCTTGAGTGAGCCTCTAGTACACCTGAGCCGCTTTCATCAGTATATATTAACGGCTCGTGTCCTCTTTGATAAAAATATGTATGGTTATTAAAGTCTACAATCTTCCAGTTGTTTTCATTTATCGTATAACCCACAGGAGTTATGTCAGTCAACGCATTATTAGAAGAAGCGTTTAGTTTAAATATTTTATCATTACCTGCGGCAAATACTACTTTATCACCACTAACGTCTAATGACTCGTGTAAAGCCTCTACGCCACGACTAGTACCTAACGCTGTGTTGTTTGTAGAAACCGCTGTATAGCCCTTACGCGCTCCTATACGACCATATTCATCAATGATACAGTTACTAGCGGTAGCCGCAAAGGATTGGTCAAGGGATACAGGTGAATCCTGACTATTTATACCCGCAAATCCAGGGGCTTGTACTGTAATGTTCTGTAATCTTTGTGCCATTAGCAAGGTGTCCATACAGTTTCAGAAGGGAATCTAGCGGCATCAAACGCTACTGCATCTGCTAACGTAGTGTCCGCTAGGGCAAATAGTTCCTGTGCTGAAGTACCGCCTGTCTCTCCACGTTCACGAGAGGCTAAGGCTACTGCGTACTGTACTACTGGTGATGAAGGTACAACTAGTTTATCTGCATCAAGAGTAAACGGGTCTGCTCTATCTACAATATTAAAGCGTAACGTATACGCTTGGTCAGGCTTAGGGTATAAGTCAACTAAAGCATTGCCGTTGTTATCCACACCATTCCAAGAGTAGTACTCAGGTGAACCTTTGACAGGCTCTTGTACTAAGTATGCATTGTTCATCCAAGAGGAACTAGCGGGACGCATAAACAAGTTTGACGTGTCGTTAATAACGTCTAGTATCTTAAAGGAGTTGTTAGTACCTGTCATACTGTAACTAAATACATCATCAGTAGTGGTTACTGTGATTGTACTTCTAAGTGCTGACCAGTCCCAAGCATCCTCTACAATACGTCTAGCATCGTTAACAAACTCACCTATTAGTTTTACATAGGAGTCGTTTGAGTTTTCAATACTAGTGACTTCGTCCTCTCGCATCCTACGTAGTACACTGTTTACTAGTTGTAAATAAGTCATTATCCATACTTCCTTAAGTTCATCATGGGACTAAGCATTTCTTGTGTAGACTTAATCTCTGTGTCAAATTTAAATAGTTCTTTGTCAAATAATTGTTCTGTGGACGTAAGGGCTGTTCTTTGTTGTCCCTGACCGACACCTAGCATACCTTCCGCGACAGCCCCGAAGTCAACTATATCATCAATAGTTCTGCCTAAATCTTTAAGTGTATCTTCAGCATCAGATAAAAACTCTCCTGTAGGTTCAGTCCACGGTTCTAAAAACTTATCATCAAAATCACGCCCTGCTTGTTCAAGAGGTTTAACTATATTTTCATTAATAGGTTGTAGTACTGTATCATCAAAAGCACGACCACCTGCTCTTACAGCATCTACTACAGGTTCAAGAGCGTCTCCAATAGTTGAAAGTAATTTAGACTCTGGTAAGTCAATATCAATATCAGGTAAAGCACTACCTAGTTGTTTAACAGCATCAACACCAAACTCTTTTAATAAAGCCTCTTCAATGTCTTTTCCTTCTAGTATTGCAGTCTGGACATCCATTGTGCTTTCTGAAAAAGTCTCAGCGTCCATACCGAATAAATCTTTATCAATACCAAAGTTAGCAACAGTATTCTCAAGTATAGGTGCAGTTATTTTTCCGATGGCTACGCTTTTAACTACGTCTTTAAGGTCTCCTCCTGCGGCTACAGCACCCGCTGAAGATAATAAAGGGTTTCCTGTTACCATGCCCGCTATTTGTACTAAAGGAGCAATCATTTGTAAACCTGTTCTTTCAGGAGATAACAAATCATTTGCTCTAGCTGAGGGAGAGTCTTCAAATTTTCCTTTTGTACCTACGAGAGATGTTGCTAAGTCTACATATTCTATTTGACCATAATCAGTAGGTTTACCCACAAGCCATTCTTTTTCATTTGAAACGCTTTCTGGAAAATAAAATATGTCGTTAGGTAAAATTGAATTTCTTACAAAATCCATAGGGTCTTGAGTGCTTTTCTTTGGGTCAAACTGTGAACCCTTAACGTAAAGAACTTTACCTTCATGTTCAAAAGGAACATAACCTACGTAATTACCCTGTGCAGAGTTTTCTTTAAATTCCTGTAAATAAACATCATCTACTTGTTTTTTGTATTCTTCTTTACTTAACTCACCTTTATCATGTAAGTGCCATAAATACTTTTTTTGAACTGTTGAGTTTAAATCGTTAAAAGCATTTTGAAATTCAATGTTATTGTCAGAGCGTGTTGTGTCTAAGTCTTCAAACAAAGACACCATGTCGTCATATCTTTTATTGAGTTCTTTTTCTTGGTCTCCATAGGATGTAAAAGGTGTAAAAGACTCTTGATAGGTCTCTACTTCTTGTAGTATCCTGTCATCTAACTCTGCCTTTCTTTCGGGGGGTAAAGCAAGAATACGGGCTATATTAGTGTCTGATAGTAGTGACATTATTTATTCCTCTCTACGCCTTTGGCTTTCTCTACAGTTCTCATAGCACCTAAACCTAACATACCCATCAGTACTGGCATCATTGTTGATATATCTAAAACAGGGACTTCAATGGTAGAATCGGCAAGAGCAAGCGCAAAATTTGCCATCGGGATAAGAAGGTAGTTACTCGCAAGTCCAAGACAACAAGTCCAACCAACAGCAGGTCTCCAACCCGATACAAATAGGCTTCGGTGTGCCGCTTCTGTCTTATTAACTTCAATCTGCGCTTTCGCAAGTTCCTGCGCGTGTTTTTCAGCCATTGTCGAAAGTTCAAACGCGATAGCATTCTTCTTGTCTTTATCCTCTATAAATTTGTCAAGTAAACCTGTAACTGGTCCAATTAATTGCTGTAACATAAATGCCTCACTTAAGGGGATTCGACAGATAGTCCATACCCTGCCACAAATCCTCTACCTCTTTAGTTAATGCCTTGAACTTTACTTCCGTATCACCAATGTCATTAATAATAATTTCTGCTTTTGTTACCGTAGCTTTCATAGCCTCTATTTCGTTAGATAGCGTAGAAACGTCTGTATTCAATTCTAAGAGCTTCTCTTGCTGACTTAGTAGTGTCTCTAGCCTTGTGCCTAAAGTCGCTAGATTCTCACGTATGGGGCTTATATCGGGTATCTGCTGTGCCTCTACTGCTTCCAGTCTTGAGTACAAACTAGAGGCTGTCCATACGCCACCACCTATAGTACTACCAATACCAAGTACGATAGCAATCCACACGCCCTTGAACGATGTGTCACCTATCTTGAGTTCTGTACTTTCTAAACTCATAGTTCAACACACTCCGTTCCGTACATAAAGCACGAGTAACCTAAATGAGTTGGTCCTGTTTGGAAGAACTCCGACTCGCTACCTGCGGCTAAGATGTCAGTTTCAGTTACGTATAAGTCTAAGCCCATATTATCATTACCGTTAAGGTATACAGCCGTTAGGTTACGTGTAGTGTTGTAGCCCATCGTTACCCACTGTGCGTTAGCGTCATAGAAGATTGTAGTCTGTTCCGCTGTAGTGTTAGCATTTTCAATACCTTGCTCTAGGAATGACACAGCTTCTTCTGAGTTAGCTACGGCTAGATAAGCACTAGCGTTGTTAGCGTGAGTCTCAATGTCATCTACTGATTGGTTGTACGTGTCAACAGTTTCTTGTTCAATCTGTAACACTTCTGTAGTCTCAGCTACAAACGTCTGTACTTCTTCTTCCTGCTGTGGGTTGCCTTGTGCTTCCTCTACACGTTCAGCTACTTGCTGTACTTCAATCATCTCTACGACAGCTTCAGTAAACGTACCGATAGCATTATCCATCAGTTCTAGTTCTTCCATAGCTTTGTTTTCTAGTACAGCCTTAAGGTCGCCATAGGGCTGATAGTTCTCAGCAAAGTTAGTCAAGGCAGTATTGTACGCTTGTACCTGTGTTTCCTGTATGTGTGCTGTGGTGGACACGTTACCAGAGGATAGTGCATCGCCTTGATACGCATATTCACTAGCCGCACCCACTAGGAGGATACCAGTATTGATTTGGTCAACTATAGCGGTGCTAGATTCTAAGAGCGCATCGTATTCACTTGAGTGAACTGCGGAACTTAGCACTAACAGAGATAATAGTATCTTCTTCATCTGTCTCCTCTCCTCCTATGTTTAATACAGTATTGTACCAATCTTTTGTTTTCTTGTTGTAGTCTGGTATGTACGTCTCTGGCTGACGTTTCATAACTAACATAGCACGTTTACCTACAACCAACTTACCGTTTGACAGTATAGGACAAGGCGTACCTGAGATAAACATTGCCTTCCATACGTCAGTGCTTTGACACATACGAGCCACTGCACTTACCTTCATTCCTAAATCAGACAAGACCTTAGCGTCTCTACGTCTGTTACACTCAGGGTCAACATCATAAGTACCACTGCTGAACCCTACGCCTACTGTCTGTAACGAACCACCTGTACCCTTAAGGCAAGTGTCCATACCATTACTCATGTAACTAGGAGTGATTGCAGAACCTACTGGTATCTCGCTACTGCTTCCTGCTCCATTGTACGTATTACTAGTTGACGTATCTGTAGTTGTATTGTTACTATTGGTAGTTGAGTTAGAACCGTGGTATGTATTCAAACTACCTTCCTGAGCGTTGTCCGCTAGTGTTACCCAAGACAACATCATTAGTAAGCAAAATAACTGTCTCACTTCTTATGTACAATCTTCTGTACTGTCTCTGATTCATATATACGAATACCTAACCAGATAATCGTAAATAAACTAGCAACGGGAGGCAACCAAGCCGCCAACGACATTATACCAGTTGATGCCGCCATTACGTCTACAGCTTGTTTTGTTTCTTCCGTTACCATGTTGTTCTCCTAAGAATTATCGTGGTATTTCGTGTACTATGTTATAAACTACATCATCGCCATATCTTGTACCGCGATAAACTTCACCAACAGTTTCATCGTCAATAGATGCTGTAACAAGGGCTTCTGCTACCTCAAGAGATTCTTCTTCTGTAGAACATTCTTGATGTATAACATCTACCACTCTGCCTTCGCTGTTTAGTTTGCTATATCCAACAATCATAATCATATTCCTGTGCTTGTTATTCTTATTTGTGCATCTTTAACGACAGCCGAATCAGTTGAAGCCAGTTCTTTAATATTTAACTTGTAAGTTAAGGTATCATCGGTGTAGGGCAGTTTAAAAGCAACATTATGTCGTTCAAAACCTGACCTATATCTTTCTGCAATGTCTTTATAAACAAGAAGCGATGAGCCACTTCCTTGCCACGCATAAGGGTGGAAATAAACAGTATCGCCAGTCGCTATAGGTACTGTAGTGTTTGTAGCGCAGAAGTATGTTCTATCTAAATCAGGTCGGTACTGTACTGCTAAAACTTGCTGTTTAATACTGCCTGAACTAGATTGAGATATTCTACAGAACTCTGTAAATAGGTGCGTGTAGTCTCCTGAAATGTAATACCACTGCTCATTACTTTGTCTTACACTGTAAGTAGTTGAAGATGTAAAGGCAGTAACAGTACCTATACTAACTGCTGAGACAGTGCTTGGAACAGTAAGATATAAAGAAAGCCTAATGTCATTATTGGTACTGCTTACATAACTCCAAAGTGTAGTCCACTCTACATCAACAAAACGCATAGTTTCTACAGGGGTGCTTGGGTGATATAAGGTTTGATATTGCCCTAAGTTTTGATTTGTTGTTGTTAAGGCAAGTTGCTGATTAAAAGAACTTAGCCTGTCATCTCTTACCCTGTGATAAGGAATAGTATCTAATCTAGCACCATCTGTTGCTACGTCTCTTCCGTCTACTGTGCCTGTTACTGTGATATTGCCTGATACACTTGCACCGCCATATAAGTTAGTTGCTCCTGTTACAGAAAGATTTTCTGGGTTACTTGGAAGAGTTCCAATGCTTACACCGCCAGTAAAGGTAGCACCTGATAAGTTTGCTTTGCCTGTAATGTCAGAAGCTGTAAGGTATGTACCTAAATCACTAATCTGACTTTCAGTAATACTTAATGCCGCTTGATGTTGTGTGACACTACTTTCTGTAATGTTTGCATCAGGAACATTAGCCCATGTGACAGTTGTTGATAAATCGTTAGTCTCTGCTGTCAAGTATGTTTGCAAATCACTTATCTGTGATTCAGTGATACTCAATGCGGCTTGATGCTGTGTAACACTAGATTGAGTTATATTAGCATCTGGCACATTAGCCCACGTTACGGCTGTAGTCAGGTTATTAGCTTCTGACGTTAAGTAAGTATTGCTATCAATAGCGTAAGTACCTACACCAGTACGCTTCATAAAGCCGTTGCTAGTGAAGTCTCCGTCTACCAATACATCAGCATGACTAGTTTCTGATGTAAGATAAGATTGTAGGTCGCTTATTTGTGACTCTGTAATACTTACATTTGCGTTTATAGCTGATTGGTGTTGCGTAACGCTACCTTCTGTAATATAAGCATTAGGTACGTTTACCCATGTAACGGCTGAGGATAAATCGTTTGTTTCTGTGTATGACGTAAGGAATCTACCATCGAGGTCTGCGGTAACTGTTGCACCGCCTAACTTAGTCAATGTAAGTACACCGTCACCAGTATTAAAACTAGCTGACGTAACTTCTGTATTCTGGATTGTTGCTAAAGAGTTAGCCGCAGAAGTAGCTGAGGCTTCAGCGGACGTAGCTGACGCACTGGCTTCACTTGCTTTATTAGTAGCGATAGTAGCCTGAGCAGTCACTTCCTGTAGAAAGGAATTGTCCGATGAACTTCCTGAGCCACCTACACCTCTGAATATAGCCATAAAACAATCCTATGTGATTAAAAAAAAAAAAGAAAGGAAGAAAAGGGAAAGGGGACTCCCGAAGGAATCCCCTTAAGTACTACTACGCGTTTACAGCGATGTTGAATGCGGCATCTGGACGTAGAACAGCAGTACCATACAAAGTGTCAGCAGTGTATAGAGTAGCAAGGAAGTCCTGCTTGTACTGAGTCTGTGAACGAACACCCATTTGCTCCGCAAGAACCATAGCGTCTTTGTGGAACAACATAGCTTGTTTAACGTCACCACCTGCGGCATTGTCAGCGGCAGTTTCGATGATTGGGCAGTTAGAAGAAACAAAGATGTCAATACCGTACAAGTTACCGATTTGACCATTGTTTACAACTTTACCATCTACGAAGTCGCTAGAAGAGTAACGGTCGATAC